TCAACAAAGTTCTCGGCTCGATATAAACTAGCACCACTTAAATCTGCAGAAAGAGTCGGCGCCGGGTCATTGACTAGATTGGTTATTGTAGAATTGATTAAGAGCTGTTTGTTTGATTGATCGATACTAACTTGGATACCGCCACCGCCAACAGCAGTAAATTGTGTTACTGTAAGTCCTGTAGCGTCTGTTCCTATTACTCGATTAGGATACAGTTTTGTTGGACCATCTGCTAATTTGGTGAATTTTAATCCGCTTCCTAGTCCTGCTACGTTAAAAATTGTTTCAAAGTTAATATTAACCTTGTCAAACGCATCGCGGATCGCGTCGCCTGTACCATCGTTTGATTGGCTTCCAAGATTAACTACTAGTCTGGTTGATGAGTTTAATGACATGTTTTCCCCTACGATCCTATATTTATAGGAGTAAAATTACTCCTATCCGAGGTTTATCGTAATATAGCGTATTTACCAATAACTGGTAGGGCTTTACTCAGATGCTTTAAACATCTGGTCAACTTCTTGACGTAGTTCTTCCTGGGGAATTAAGCGGAAAATGCTATTTTGGAAACTGGTAACTAGGATGTCTGTAGCTTGTACTTCATCTAGTCCTTTGCTGGCTAGATACTGCATCATAGTACCGTCGATAGTTGATGTTTGGCTAGCATACCTAGTTTTACATAATGCAGTATCGTAGGTAATTTCTGGCTTGCTGTAACAGCGACCTTCTGTACCTGTGATTAGATTTAGGCTTTCTAGCCCTGCCTCAGATTCAACGGCATCCTTGTGTACCTGCACCATACCTTGATACACTGTTTGACTATTGCTACCTGCTTGGGCGCCAATTAACTGCGTACATAAAGAAGACTGTCCTCTCTGATAAACCTTGGTTATAATCTCAGTATCGCCTTGATCGGAGTTGCTCATATAACCGTAACTGGCTAGTGTGCCTCCTTCTTCTATTTCGATTTGGAGGATATGCTTGTTGAATTTGCCACCCTTGACAAAAATGCCTAGATTTAGTACAGCACCTTCTCGTATGCGGATATCGTAGATAAACACCTGCTGGGTTCCGGGTCCAGAATCATTTAGGATTAGCACATCTAGTTTTGCGCCGTCGCGGACGTCCATGCGCAAGTTTTTGGCCAACAGTCCCTTTTCGTTTGGTGTTAGGCGTAGGGTAACACGATCTGCACGATCTTCTTTAAGTTCGATGGTATTAGCATCAGAGAGCTTAAATTGTTTACCGAAGTATTCATCTGGACTAAACCGCCAATCCGGATCACCCTTTTCTGCTTGTAGAAAGCTCTGGATACCCATCTTTATCAATCCTTTGTAATAAGTCTGCTCCACCCGACAACACTATTTTTCCGTTAACTAAAACGTGTACATGTGTGGGCTCTATAAGTTCTAGCACATTCTTGTCTTTGCTTAGGACTATCGTAGCCCTACGTTTTGAATGTGACCAATTTTTAATATTTAATGCTACTATCACAGTTTCTTCTGGGTCTAGTTTTTCATCGATGTCGTCGATTACAGTTAGCGCAGGGTCTAGCATAAATGTCATTAATAGTTCATTGCGCATAGCTTCGCCCCAGGTCATGCTATCGCCGTCTGCGATAAGATCTCCGTGATGTGGGGTTAAATGTAGATCCTCGACTAATGCTTGATAGTACTCTTTTAGATCGCTAAGATTGCGTTCATCTTTCCTGCACTTTAAAATATACTCTAGTAATTCCCAATTGGTAGAATTAGGAATCTCTACTGGTTGTTGGAAAATAGTAGCGATGCCATTCCGGCTACGATCCTCCATTGACATAGAAGTTAATTTTTTATTTTTGTATTGGATAGTACCAGAGACGATGTTGACATACGGCAATCCAGACACTGCCATTGCCAGCGCACTTTTGCCACTTCTAGGTTGACCTAGGATCGCATGTATTTCGCCGGGGTTGACATCTAGATTAATATCTTTGAGAATTTCTTGATCTTCAGATGCTACGTTTAGTTGTTTTATTTTCAGCATATAGTAATTATTATAACGTCATCAGACGTGTTAATCAACTGAATCGTACTACTTGGTGTATATGTCTGCGATGCGTGTGTTAATAACAGGCCAATCGATTATCTTCCATTGGTTAGCCAGGTACTCTTTTTTGTCTGCTTGATAGTCTAAGGCCCAAGCATGTTCCCACCAATCAATCAATAAAACGATGTCTTTTTTGATCTGATGATTTTTGATAGTTTTAATTTGCCCATTTCGAGCTAGATAGACCCAACCACTACCTTGTATTGCCATGGCAGCATCTAAGAATTTTAATTTAAAAGCATCAAACGAATCAAAATGTTCATTAATAAATTCGCTGATATTGCCTTCAGGATTATTTTTAGACTGTGGGTGGCGGAATTGGCTGAAATATATTTCGTGTAAAAATGCACCTGCTTCATTAAAATCAGGATCGCCTTCACCTGAATTATAACGATCTACATAGGCTTTGTATAGCTTGCCATAGTGATAATCCATAGTATCTTCTGAAATACTAGGGTCTAAATCGCTGAGAGAGTAGTTAAGTTTAACTCGACTTAATTTATCGCTGGATTTTGACTTAGTTTCCTGTAGCGTAGTCCACTTGATAAAGCCGTAATCTTTAACATCATTTTTAATCATACTGTTATTTATTGTGTCTTAAATAACTGTACTTTTTAAAAGGAACCATATTATGGAAATTATCATTGGACTTATCGTTGTGGCTGTTGTAGTTTACTTTATTTTTAAGCCAAAGAAAGTAGAAGAAGCCGCAGTGCCATACAAAGTAGAAACTCCAGTAGCTGAGCCAACTACAGTAGCAGAAGCTCCAGTAGCAGATGCTCCAGTAGCAGAAACACCAAAAGCTAGAAAGCCACGTGTTGCTAAGGCCACTACTAAACCAGCAGTAAAAGCTAAGACAGCTCGCAAGCCTAAAGCAAAGTAAGCTCTCGAGCTTGCTCAGCTAGAGCAAAACTGGCTAGATTTTTAGCTTTAGATTCACACATGATATCGTGTGTTTCGAGAAAACTCAGTGCCCATTCGTTACAATCTCTATTCCAATAGAAATTAGAATGAGCTCTGAGTTTTTGTTTTTTGTATCCCCGTTCTAACAGCAAGGCCATTTCGGGCCTAGTGGGATATGATAAAACATCGATAACATCTTCTCGGCTAATTGAATAATGAAGAGTAGGCCGAACACCACGCCAAGACTCAATAACACGTAGAACACGCGGGTCTTTAGGGTCAATGTATTCTCCTTCTCGAATCCAGTGATGATGTATGTCCAAAACAATAGGTATAGTATCACATAAAGATAAGCAGTCATTTAACCCCCATGAGTTTTCTTCGTTTTCGATTGTAATACAGTTACGTGCCTCTGGCGAAAGCCTTTGATAAGCACGGCGGATACCTTCAGGACCTTGGCGTCCTGCAATATGCACGTTTATTTTAAAATCTTGGAATTCTTTGCCATAACCCATCCACCGGGCCATATTAGTGTGGTATTCAAATTCTTCTATACTTCGTTGAACAATACCTTCATTATCACTAGCCAAAACAACAAACTGACCAGGATGCATAGACAGACGTACATTGCGAAGCCGAGCAAGTCTGCCAATCTCCAAAAACGATTGCTCACATACCCTAACCACGTCCCCACGGCGCCAAAAATAGCTCCAATCGCGATGAGTATAGACAGGCAGGATGTCACTGCTAATGCGTACCATACGTAAGTTATCATCTAATTCTCCTACTCGCTCTACAAGTTTGCGGGTAGCTTCGATGTTACCCACCATTAGGTCCCATAGCTTTTGTTCCGCAACTTCCTTAGTTTGTCTATTTAACCAAGCTACGGTAGTTGTGCCCGTGTTATATTGCCTAGCTGTGTCGGTTTGTTTAATACCGTCAATTTGGCTAGGCCCGTCTATCCACTTACAGGCAAATCCGATTCGTTTGACCATTTAGGTCCTTTTCTTGTTTAGATTTAAATTGGAAAAGAATATTCAACGCAAATCTCTGTTTACTATCTACAGGTCCTGCGCCCTTGTGTAATTCTCTACTATCAAATATTATAGCACGACTTTGCTTGTGTTGCACAAATTGATCTCCAACGGTCGTGCCACCATCCGAATCATTTATATAGTAAACTATGCTGTTAAAATTACCTGTTGGATCAAACATATCTTTATGCCATAATCCATTCGAAGATCTACTATAATAGTTCCAAAAATATCTCATGACATTGATATCTTTGTATTGATATTTGCTTTCTTCTAATACCCTTGCTAGGATCAAATCGGCATAGGCATTAAGTTTCCAATTAGTGTTATCTTGCTTATCGATCGCATACGACAATAGCACGTGTCCGCTATCAGAGTTTTCTGATTTTTCAAAACTCTTATCGCTGTCGTAGGATAGATGATCAGTAGAAATTCGCCAACCCTCGCAGGCACTGAGTCCTTTGATGATATATTGATTAATAAATGGATCAAACAGATTGTCTAGAATTTCAATCATTGACTTTGCGCAAGGTAATTGATCCGTTTTCTTCCATGGTCCATTCGAGAATATCTCCTTCGGCCCAGCCAGCTACTTTTAAGATTTCTGGTGTGAACGGAAGGAGTAATTCTCCAGTTTCTGGATCTTCTTCAAGTTGTATAGTATATGTGCTCATAGTATTATTATAGCACAACTTTTGGAAAAAGTCAATTAGGCAAACAAATCTTCATTCCATTCACGGTGTCCTTCACGGAAAGCCATGTTGCTTTGGGTTTCGCGAACTTCAACACGATAGCACCAAAGGCGTCCTGCTTCGGATTCACCCCAATAATCTGGAATATAAACACCATTTACATATTTGTAAAGTTGATCAGCTAGTCCTTCACATCCTAGGCGTGGAAGAATAGTCAACTTACACATATTCTTTGACTCCATCAACTTATATGTTTCAAGTTCTGGATCGTCTTCTGCTACCAAAAGTGTGTGATCAAACTGACTTTGTAGTACTTCTTTGAGTTCTTTTAATCCGCCGTAGTCAGCAGACCAATTACGAACGTCTAAATCGTTAGTTCCAAAATAGAACTTCATGCTGAACGCATAACCGTGGATTAGATTGCAGTGACTATCTGCTCTCCACTGACGATATGCTACAGGAAAAGCATCTACATATTCTTTAGTGCTAGTCCATTTGTATGTTACTGGTTGTAAATTTGCCATCTCTAGTCTCCTTATTATGAGCAAGTTTGATGACATGCAGAATATTTAAAGTCGGATGAATGCCATAGGAGTCGACTACTGTGTGTTATAAAATATTATAACACGGTTATTTATTCTGTCAACTATTTCGGTAGGTTTTTTACGTCCTCTTTGATTTCTTTAATGGTCTTTACCACTTCGTTCAACAGTTCGTATTCGTCATTTTTGGATTCTAGTAAATGGCGTACTATCTTCATAGTCCAGTACCACCAGAGGACTGTGATTGTTAATCCAAATGTTACTATAATCCACGCGACTTTATCGTTGACAACATAGTCCCAATTAAAAACTATGCCAATGATAGTTATTACAACAAACACACTGATTCCTAACCAATGCTTGCGTTCGCCGTCCAACTCTCGGAGATGTGCTAGATGCTTTCGTAAATTTTTTTCCATAATAATGCTCCATAAAGTGCCTTGAGTGCCTAAGCAAGACTTCCTCTTGCTTAATTACTTATTATGGATATAGAGAGAATTAACTGTTGATTAAACCAAATGGTTTCCACTCGCCCGGAGTTCCGCCTTGTATGCAGATCCAACCTACGTAGTCATTGGTTTTTGGATTAGAATTCCAAATCGTGTCGCCTTGTGTATAGCTACCGCTAGTTGGCATACCGCTACCGACTGCAAATAATCTATTAGCGAATTTGATATTTCCTGCAACTTCCAAATCTTCTGTTGGAGATTTTACATTAACAGATACCTTACCGTAGACTCTGGTAGTTGGTGTGCGATCTAGTTCATGACCGACTGTTACATCGCCGTTTACTTCTACTGATAAACGTGCTTGATTATCAGTTATAAGATCTAGCGATCTTGTTTGTACTGTACCGATTTTGGCTCTTTGGTTAGTATCGCCTGTAATTACGAATTCAACATCATTGACTTGATCATAAACAGTAAAAATTCCTGTGGTTATATCTGAGCCTACAGATAGTCTTCCAGCTGTAGCATTGAAGAATACAGTGTCATTGAAATTTACATTACCTAATACTGATAATGATTTTAAATGTCCTACTTTTTGTAAATTGGAATCAACGACGCTACCGCCTAGGGTAGTTTCGCTTAGGATTTGTGATCCATTGATATGATAGGCACGGTCTGCGGCTAAATCTAAACTGTCAGTGAACCAAAACCGACTTGGGTCATTGCGCCAGATTAGCTGTCTATTGTAGTCGCCTCTTGGCCAAAGGAATCCGGAACCTTCGTTAGTACCGTTCGTAGTACCGTTACTAAACTCAAAATATCCTGCATCATAGCGTGTGTGCGCTACTAGCTCGTGTGTGGTGATTTTGTTTACAGTAAGTTCACCGTAGATGTTTAGATCGCTACGGGCGATTAGTTTACCGTTTTCTAGGGTTAAGACGTTTTCAATAGACATTAGCGTATTCCAATAGTAGATTTAGCCCAAAAGAGCTATTTCTACTATTTAGTGGAATACAATATACTTTATTCGTGTTTATCTACTACAGAGTCAATTAACCCGTATTCTAGTGCTTCTTCTGCGCTCATGAACGTATCACGGTCCATATCTCGCTCAAAATCTTCGAATGTTTTGCCTGCTGTATTATGCTTGACGTATAATTCAGTCAGCATCTGCTTCATTTTGGTTATTTCTTTGTATTGGATTTCGATATCGCTCTGCATACCACGAGCACCACCGCTTGGTTGATGGATCATATGACGTGCATAGGGCAACATATAACGCTTGCCAGGAGCACCTGCTTGTGCCAAGAAACTACCCATTGAGCACGCCTGCCCCATCACAAAAGTAGCCACATCACATTTGACAAACTGCATTACATCATAAATGCTCATACCTGACGTAATGACTCCGCCCGGACTATTGATGTAGAAGTTAATATCCTTGCTAGGATCTTCTGATTCGAGGAATAACATTTGAGCAACAATTAAGTTAGCACTGTTATCATCTACAGGACCGTTTAAGAACACGATACGTTCTTTTAATAGTCTGCTGTAGATGTCATAAGCACGTTCGCCCTGACTTGTTTTTTCTACTACCATTGGTACTAAATTCATGCGTATATTTCCTCTTCTAAATATCGTTTTAATTCTTTATCAGTAGGCTTTACTGAGTAGTTGTTTTTAACAAAAATTTCATAACTGTCTGACCCATACTTGCCGATACCATACAACATTGTAGCATCTTTGCCATCCCAAGTCAAAAAGTCTCTGCTCATCTGATGCAATCTTTTGTAACGCACATTGACCATACCTAAGGGCCATATAATATCTTTAACTTCATCTTCGCTAGCTTGTAAGAATGAATACGGGCTTTTCCAATTATGCCAAAAGATTGGTGCTACAGTTTTTACGGGTTTACGTCCGGTTTGGTTTAGCATGATTACCGCAGTCATGTGTTGCCATACACCTAACCCACAGTTGAGTCCGGCCGGCAACTGTTGCTGTACCATCAGATCGTCACGAAGTGGCTCGATCATTCTCTTTGTCTTCTTTATCTTCACGAGCATCTTCCGCCCAAAATACTGCTTCTAAATTCCTTATACGTGATAACAGTTTCTGTCCAGCGATAGCATGATGCCACGCTTCTAACTGTAGTTCTGCTAACAAGGCATTACGAGTTTTCTTGTCCATTTTTCTTTTCTAGATCATATTGTTTAACCATTTTATAGAGAGGCTCCATCGGGCCTTCTCTACGTTCTATGATATCAGGACGACTTTCCGCCAACATACTGAGATAGTATTCGTCTGGGAAATGTCTTAAGATGCTGTGGGCACGTTGCCTAATACCGTAAGGTACTCGTGGAGTTTTTTTTGGATTGAGCAAGTCTTCACAGAACTTTTGTGCTAACACTATAGCACGATACCGTTCGTCAGGTAATGTCACTTTGCTTCCTTGACTATCTGTTTATATCCTGCCCAGCTTGGATGGATACCATCTGGTTGTAATCTTGTAATTGGTAGTACAGTATCGCCGTACTCTGCCGCCACCTTACGAACGATATCCTGGATATCGGGTTTGATAGCGGGTAAAATCCAATATACACGATCAGCTTCAGTAAGTTGACGGATTGTTCGTAATTCTTCTTCAGTTTTAACATATTTGTGATCGTTACTACCTAGACTAATAATAACAGTCTTGGCAATATAAGGACTCTTACCTATGTTTTTGTCCACCCACTGTTTGCTGTTAATGCCGCCTTTGGCATAAGCTACGCATTCTTGTTTGACCATATGGGTTCCGACAGCGATACTATCACCCATAATTAAACAATCAATCATAAATCCTCCAATAGTTGTTGACAGCATACAAAATCAATCTTCGTATCCTTGTTTGAGATAGTCTTCTTCGCTTTCTTCGTAGTCAATACCGCCGTGTTCTTTACACGCTGTCTTGATCCAACCACCTCTTGTACTGGTCCCAGGTTTACCACACTCTTCACAAGTAACACCTGACATAGATTCTGCCATAGACACAAGTCCGCTGATATAGTCATCACCACCTGTGTAGTAGAAACGTAACGTGCCAAACTTTTCTTTAACTTGATCTAGCGTTACTTGAGGACATTCTTTAATTTCACGCAATGGTAGATCGATAAGTTCCTGTTTGCGTTTTTCAACCCAATCTCGATTCAGCATATCCTTCATGGATTCATCGAATAGTGTAGAGTCCCCAGCTTTGAGCTGTACAGCCATTTCATTAAATTTGATATCAATATCACGCTGACGTTCCCTCCAATCAATGTGATGTTGGATATTACCCATAAGTTGATTGAGGATTTGGAACCAACCATCTCCACATTCAAAGCCCCAACACATACAAGTCTCCTGCATTGACTTGTTGCGGTTCACCATCATCTTAGGATATACCTTACATAGGTATTCGTCTAACTCTTGTTTCATTTTATTTTTACCGATCTTAATTTACGACATTCTTCTTTAACTTTTAAAGGAATATCCGGACTAATTTCTGCTATGCTACAGTTATATGTGGTTTCTTGTGGCAACACAGAATGGATGCCGTAGAGTAGGCCAAATAAGGCCGAACCTAGCACTATTAACGCTGGCCACATGATTAAGTGTTCTTTAAGAGTTGTCATCTGTTAACCCCATAAAAATCATTTCACGTTCTGTTAGATTAGCGACAGGTGTTAACCAACCTCTTTGATAACACTCTGCGATAATCTGTTTATATTGACTAGGACATTTTGCATCAATCTCAAATCCTGCTCTATTAGCAACAGTAAACACATCTTGTATTTGGAAATGTTTATCTCCAGGTTTGAGTGTACAAATTTTACTTTTATGAGTTGTAAAATTAATCATACTCTATCTCCATATCCTGTTGCACCATATCGTGCATACATGAATAGCAAGTTGGGCAAAATGCCACAGGCAACATACCAAAGTACCCCTGTACTCCACCTTCGTCATCTGTAAACTCACAGGAGCATACTGTACATTTATGAGTGTCTCCTACGTGGGCTAAGCCTTCGATCATTCTTCAACTCCAAAA